TTAGTGCCAGATGTATTTAGATTTATTAATGTACTAATATGTATTAGCTTGTTAGTAACGATAGCTTCTGAGGCAAATCGAATCGTCGCAGCACAAAGAAGACTCAAACTGGACGTCGAAGAGACAGAGCGCAAGAAAATAGAATGGGAACTTGCATTCCACCATGCTATTATGACGCAGAGTGCGGGTCAACACCCAACGATAGATGAGTTCAGAGCATATATCGCTGACAAAGCACCACACCTAAGTGAGCATATCGAACCTGAGGAAAAGGCAGTGGTTCACCAAGCAAAGAGGCAATCTGAGCAAGAACTCGAGCGAATAGTAGCATTTGTTGCGTTAGTGCTCATGATGTTTGACGCAGAACGAAGCGATTGTGTCACAAAAATTCTCAACAAGCTTAAGGGACTAGTTGCCACTGTGGAACCTACAGTCTACCATCAAACTCTTAACGATATAGAGGATGACTTGAGTGAGAGGAACCTCTTCGTCGATTTTGAGCTTAGCAGCGACAGCGACATGCTTCAACAGCTTCCAGCTGAAAAGACATTTACCTCATGGTGGAATCACCAATTAAGTAGAGGATTCACAATCCCACACTACAGGACGGAAGGAAAGTTCATGACTTTCACCAGAGCAACTGCCACGGAAGTCGCGGGTAGAATAGCACATGAGAGTGATAAAGACATATTGCTAATGGGAGCGGTAGGGTCAGGCAAATCAACTGGTTTGCCATATCATCTTTCTAGGAAAGGAAATGTATTGCTTCTTGAGCCGACTCGGCCTCTTGCAGAAAACGTGCACAAGCAGTTATCACAAGCACCATTCCACCAGAACACAACTCTCAGGATGCGCGGACTAACGGCATTCGGATCGGCACCAATCTCGGTGATGACCAGTGGTTTCGCCCTTAACTACTTTGCAAACAACAGAATGCGAATTGAAGAATTTGACTTCGTCATATTTGATGAATGTCATGTTCATGACGCTAACGCAATGGCGATGAGATGTTTGCTGCATGAGTGTGACTATTCTGGCAAGATTATCAAGGTTTCAGCTACACCACCAGGTCGGGGC